GAGTATTCGATAGGCAACGGAATAATCATTTCCCACAATTTCTCCTGCGGTTGTCCATTTCTTCTCAGGCATAGGAATATGTACGGTTTCATCTTTGATTTTGCAGATTTCTTCAAGGACTGTCCTAAAATCCTGTCCTTTTGAGCTTGACATTGCTCCCGGCACATTCTCCCACACAATCCATCTCGGATATTCTCCATTTGTATTCTCCCTCATTTCCTTTATAACCCGAATCGCCTCAAAAAACATTGATGATTTTTCACCGTTTAACCCTTCACGTTTTCCCGCCAAAGACAAGTTTTGACAAGGGCTCCCGAATGTAATTATATCAACAGGCTCAATCTTTCCGCCGTTCATTTTTGAAATATCCCCGTAGTGTTTCATCTGCGGTATACGTTTTGTAGTAACCCGAATAGGAAACGGTTCGATTTCGCTCGCCCATATAGGCGTAATTCCAGCCATCATTCCGGCAAGAGGAAAACCTCCGCTGCCGTCAAATAACGAGCCAAGTGTTAAATTACTCATTAGTCAATACCTCACTGTACGGAATTTTTTCACCGTTACGCAATAAAAAAACGTCATCTGAATTTTCTTTAAAATCCACATAACGTCTTACAATTACATCTACAAACTTCTCATCAATCTCAATCGCATAACATATACGGTCAGTCTGTTCGCACGCAATCAATGTACTTCCGCTGCCGCCGAACGGTTCAAGAATAACTGAATTGACCACACTTGAATTTTGTATCGGATATGCCACAAGCGGTATTGGTTTTGTTGTCGGATGAAGTTCCGATTTCTTCGGCTTGTCAAAATTCCATACCGTTCTTTGTTTTCTGTCAGAATACCACTTATGTCCGGCTGTAGGTTTCCATCCGACAAGTATAGGCTCATGACAATACTGATAATCACATCTGCCGAGCACGGGTGTATTTTTCACCCATATACACGTTTGATGACAGAAAAATCCGGCATCACGAAATGCCGTTCTGAAATTTATACTTTCCTTATCAGCATGAAAAACATAAATACTTGCACCATCCGCACAAACATCATACATACACTTAAAAGCTGAAAACAGAAATTCATAAAACTTTCCGTCCTCCATGCTGTCATTTTGAATAGTACCTGCTGTGCCCTCGTATGCAACATTATACGGCGGGTCTGTTACAACAAGATTTGCTTTTTTGCCATTCATCAAGTTTTCATATGTTTCCGATTTGGTACTGTCACCGCATATTAATCTGTGTTTTCCCAAAAGCCATATATCACCTTGTTCAGATACCGGATTTTCCGGAGGTGTCAAATCTGCATCATCTTCTTTAACTTCACCCTCTTGCGATTTGGCGAGAAGTTCATTAAGTGCTTCTTCCGTAAATGCAGACATCTCAAGTTCAATGTCACCGCTGTCCTTTATATCTTGTAAAATATCAGCAGACATTTTCATATCAAGTTCTGAAAACTCCTGTATTTTATTATCTGCCATAAGGTCGGCATATTCCGAAGCTTCACTTTCATAATCCTGAAAATCAACGGGAACTTGCTTTGCTCCGATTTCTTTTGCGGCAAGAAGTCTTCCGTGACCTTTTACCACAAATCCGGAACGGTTTGACACTACAATCGGATGTCGCCAGCCTTGACGTTTTATGATTTTAGCCAATGCTGTTATCTGTTCTTTAGGGTGCTTGTTCGGATTTCTCGGATTGCCCACCAAGCTGTCCGTATCGACAATTTTATCGTGAGCACAATACACGGCAACTCCGTCTGCTGTTGCTTTCGGTTCTATATGTTCAATCATACTTTTCCTCCGTTATGTAGATTCCAATATTGTTTTCTGCATTTGTCCGAGCAAAAAACTTTTCTTTTTTTGCCTGCTGTATGCTTAAGCCGTTTTCCGCAGTTCCGACAGATAAGTCCAAGCTGTACAGATACATCGTTGTTCATTGCCACCACTGGTCCTACGCCTACAAGTCCGTTTCGTTTACAATATGATTTCACTGTACTCAGCGGCAGAACAAGTGTACTTGCAATATGCTTATATCCGTTACCGTCAAGCCGCATTCTGCGAATTTTAATTTTCTGTTCTTCGGTCATAAACTGTTCTCCTCTATCAGTAAAATTCAATAAACAACAGCCGAATAATTGAAATCTTCATAATGTTGTGATATAATATTTATGAGTCATCTATTAAGCTCCTCTATGACTCACCAGACCAAGTGTGGTTCAGAGCAAACGAAAAGAATCGCGTTTTAGGAGGAGGAATGCTTATGAAGATTTTACTGTTTTTATATTATTTTATTGTCAGTGTTCAATTTACTTTTGTAATACCAAATAGCTTCATTGAATTTTCGTTTGCAGCCCTGATAATAATCGGTTCACATTTTTGTGAACCTTTTTTATATTAAAAAGCAATAAAAAATACACACTTGAGGACGATTTCAAGTATGCACTAATGCAAGTGTCTATTGAGTTATGCGATAATTTTAATGTGACCGTTTTTAGTCCCCCTTGCTTAATTTTGCGAAAATTTGCGTAAATGGGGGCAGCGGTCTACGCTCACCCATTTTTTTAAGATTATATAGCCCCTTGGGGAGAGTGTACCCATAAAATGCCCGATTATTTGTTTATTCGGGATTGTAAACCTTTAACCGATTATATATTTTTAAATGTAACTGTATGTAGGTTTACTGTCAAACCGTCCTGTTTTTTTATCATGACAATTCTTACAAAGGCTCTGCCAGTTGCTTTTATCCCAAAACAATTTATTGTCACCTCTGTGCGGTTTGATATGGTCAACCACCGTAGCTTGAACGTATTTCCCGTTCCTCTTACAAATCTCGCACAGAGGATGTTCTCTAAGATATGCCTTGCATGACGTTCTCCATTTACTTCCGTAACCACGCTTTGAGGCTGAGCGAGTAACTTCTGGATGACATGATATATGTTCCTCACAATATCTTCCGTCAGTTAAATTTGCACAGCCCGGATGTCTGCATGGTTTCTTTGGTCTGTATGGCATATTCTTTCCTCCAACGAAAAAAGGATGCTCCGCATAGGAAACATCCTTCTTTGTATAACTTTTCACTTTCAAGTCTTAAATATTTATTTCTAATCTTTCCTGCAATACCGTATTATCGGAACAATATCAAGTGTATCGGAATAATACAACCCCAATTATCGGAACAATACACAAAACCGACTGTTACATATCAGCTCTCTATTTAGTCTTCTCTCGCGATTATAGCATAACACACTTTTTTACGATGTTCAAGAGTGAACTGAAGTGAACTTGCGTGAACTATAGTGTCCAATTTTATTTTTATATAATTTTATCAAGTTCAGCCAAGGCTTTAGAGTGCATTTTGTGGATATACCGTATTGTAAAATTAAGTTCCAACGCAATATATCTCCACGTCTTACGGTCGGCATATCTAAGCCACAAAATACGTTTATATCTTTCATCTGCGATTTTATCAAGCTGTTCCCATACCTCTGCTTTAAAATCGACAAGTTCATCAATATCTCTGTCAATCTCACGGTCAATATCGATTATCTTTGTCATTATATTTTCAAGCGGATTTTTATTCCGTGTATGCTGAACTGTTTCTCCGCTGTAATTCGGAGTGGTATTCATTGCAACATCACGAAGTGTCATAAGACGCTGTTGTTTTCTGTTTATCGCATTATCCATTGTTATAAGCTGACTTAAATATTCCTTTGCCATCATTTGTATATTTCCTCCATCCTTGCTTTTACAGCCTCCATCAAAGAAGCCTGTCCCATATCTTTATCATTTAAAGCCGTCATCACATCTTCATCAACCGTACCTTTGGTCACAATATGATGAACAACTACCGTGTTGTTCTGTCCCTGCCTATAAAGTCTTGCATTCGCCTGCTGATACAGCTCCAAACTCCATGTCAGTCCGAACCATATAATCGTACTTCCGCCTTTCTGCAAATTCAGTCCGTGTCCGCAGCTTGCCGGATGTGCCAACGCAATTTGTATTTTACCGTTATTCCAATCGCATATATCCCGTTCTGTTCTTATCTCACAGATATTAAATTTTTCTGCTATTCTGTCCTTATCGTGCTTATAGCCGTAATACACCAGTACGCTCTTTCCGTTTGACGCCTCAATTAAATCCTCCAAAGCTTCAAGTTTACGATTATGTATCTTCTTCACGTTTTGGTTTTCATCATAAACCGCACCGTTTGCAAGCTGCAGCAGTTTATTGCTGAGACTCGCCGCATTCACTGCATCAATATCACCGTCGGCAAACGGCAGAAACATTTCCTTTTCAAGTTTCCGATAAAGTTTCATCTCTTTATCGTTCATCTCAACTTCGTAAACATTGTCTATTCTTTCAGGCATTTCGATATAATCCGCAGCTTTCATCGAAATACATATATCCGATATTTTCTCATATATCCTTTTTTCTGCATTAACCAACGGCTTGTATGAATACACAATCGCACCGTTTCGTTTATCCGGTTTGAAATATTCATCACGAAAACCCGTTATATATCTTCCGAGCCTTTCTCCCATATCCAGCAGATTTATCTCAGCCCACAAATCAATCAAACCGTTAGGTGCAGGTGTTCCGGTCAGACCTACAATTCTGTCAAACTTAGGTCTGACCTTACGAAGTGCTTTAAACCGTTTGCTTTGATGGGATTTAAACGAACTGAGTTCGTCTATCACAACCATATCAAAATCAATATGACCGCTATTTACAAGCCACTCTACATTTTCACGGTTTATGATATAAATGTCTGCATCCGCTTTTAAGGCTTTTTCCCTTTCGTCCGCACTGCCGATTGCTATTGAACATCTCAGGTATTTTAGCTGTTCCCATTTGTCACACTCCTGTTTCCATACCGACAGTCCAACTCTGAGCGGAGCTATTATAAGGACTTTTGAAATCTCAAAATAATCATACATAAGGTCACTTACAGCTGTGAGTGTTGTTATCGTCTTTCCAAGACCGCATTCAAGCATAAGCGCCGAAATCGGATTGTTTATTATAAAATCAACACCGTACTTTTGATACTCATGCAAATTATCTCTGTTCAATTTCATCAAGCACACCTCCGATTTGTTCCGTACCGTCAATGCAATACACCAAAAAGCCTAATGATTCTAATTGCCTTTTTCGCTTTATCTGTATGCTCCTCATTTTCCGTCCGGGTGCTTTCATCTCTGCAAATGCAATTTTTCCGAAAGGCAGCAAAATCAATCTGTCGGGCATACCGTTAAAGTTCGGCGATACAAATTTCAGTGCAAGACCTCCGTGTATTTTCACTGCATTCACAAGCATTTTTTCTATCTCCTTCTCACGCATTTTACCTCCCATACAAGTTCCGAAGTTCCTTCCGTTCCCTATATCCTACGCGCGTATATATATGTGCGTAATTTTTAATATAATAATATATAATCTATATAACTTTTTAGGTAACATCGGAACATTACCTTTAATTTATATAGGTTTTATGCCGTTTTTAAGTGTTCCGAACAAAGCTTTTTTACGGAACTTTTCGGATACATCGGAACACAAAATAGGTGCAGAAGTCTATACCTCTGTCCTTTCGTAACCTGCTGCCGCTCCGTAAATTCCGAAACGGCTCTTTTTGCTCATCTTCTGCCAGCCCTCTATTTTTGCCATAATTGCAGATATGGCATTTGCGTCAATCCGTTTCAAATCCGCTTTCGCCTTACCGAAACATTCACACCATATTTCCATATTGCATACCTTCTGGCGCTTTATTTCTCCTTTAATATTCACCTCTCCGAATTCACTTCCGTTAAGGAAATTCCTACGTTCATACAAGGACATTTCATTCCAATTTACAGGCAGCAATGTTTCAAGGTATTCACGCACCATACCCTCACGTTCGTCTGTTTCCATAGCCTCACGCTGAAGTTTCTTAGCAAGTTTCTCCGTCTGCTCATCAAGAATAAGCGGTTCGCCCCGCTTGTAATACACAAGCACCTCCGCCCAAATTTGATCTATATCACTCTGTGATAACTGCCACGGCTTTTTCTTGGAATTACCGGACACCTTAACAGGGAAAAAACGGCGGTTTCCCGTAGTATCACGCAGATACCCATGTTCGGCATTTGTAGTTCCGATAAAAATACACTGCCTTAAATGCGGTGTTGCACGTCTTCCGAACGAGGCACGAAACACATCGTTCTGCCTTGATATAAAGCCTCTAAGTGTTTCAATTTCCGTTTTCTTAAGCCCTGCAAGCTCGCCTATTTCAAGTATCCAAAATCCCTGCAGTTTTTCAGCCGCCGTTTTATCCTTTGTATCCGACAGCAATAGAGAATCATTAAACCACTCACCGCACAGCTTGGATATAATCGTCGACTTTCCTATCCCCTGCGGTCCTGACAATACAAGCATCGTATCCAACTTTATTCCCGGCATCATTACTCTTGCTACCGCTCCGCATAGTGTTTTACGGGTAACTGCACGGGTGTACGGATTGTCCTCTGCACCAAGGTAATCCGTTAAAAGCGTATCTGCACGTTCCTGCTTATCCCACTTCGGCAGACCGTCAAGATACTGCCGTATCGGATGGAACGAACGGTCATCAACAACTTTTGCAAGTGCCACATCATAATTCACTCTTGTGAATTTACCGTAGCTGTATGTAAGATATGTAAGCAGCTGTGCGTCGTCAGCGTCCCTCCAATACTTAGACGGGTGCTGCCACGGTACATCACCGTTAATTTCTATACAGTCCGACAGTTCGTTAAATACTATTCCTTTTAGTTTCGGATCGTTCTGAAGTATTATCGTGAGGTTTTGTATGCTGTTCTCTACGTCACCGTGCTTATTTACAGACAAATACTTATGCCACGATGTATCGTCATTGTCATTAATCACAGAAAACTCCTCATACACTGCCTTTTCTTTATCCGTCAGTGTCTGTTCTTTAACTCTGCTGTCCTGCATTGCAAAGTCTGTCATTGCTTTAAATGAGGCTGATTTCTCACTGTCGGTTTCATCTTTGTCAAG